CCATCCACGCTCCTTCAGTGTTGTACTCAAAGTATTCCATCGCTTCTTCATAAGCCTCATCGCCTACTGCTTGTACAACATTTAATCGCGTCTCTGCATCCATATCATCAAAATTGTAATCTTTTTTCTTTTCGTTATAAATATCTCTAGCAATTATTTCTATTGCTTTCTCCCTATCGTATACAGCGTAAGGTCCTTTAAACTGTTGATGTCCTAAACCTATAAATGCTTCTTTGAGTCCGTCATAATATATAACTTCATCATCATTTTCTTCACAATGGAATATATCTTTACTAGACATCTTGCTCCCTGCTCTTTCTTAACTTATTTGCTTTTTGTTGTTGTCTCTTTACACTTTTAGGGATAAACTGTTGTTTTTCTCTATAAGTATTAAGAGTGTTATCTTTTTGTAAATTCTTTTTAAAACGTCTTAATAGTTTTTCAAATGTTTCGTTTTTCCTTGCTGTTACTTTCATTAATCCCAATCTATATGTTCTTCTAAATTAAACTTGTTTATATCATCAAAATCTTTTTTTATCGCCCATGAGGGGTCACAGATCTCCATATCTACTTCTAAAGGTATATTAAGTGTGTTTTCTATCATTAAATCTTTAACTTTAGGTGCGACATCATCAAATTCATCTTCATGTATCTCGCATATAATCTCATCGTGTACTTGTAGTAGTAGATTGCTCTTCTTATCCTGCAAATATCTGTGCACCTCAACCATTCTTTCACTCATTATATCAGCACTAGTGCCTTGAATTAAGTAATTAACCCCCCTGTATGCAAAATCACCGGGTACTTTATATATTCTACCATATCTACTGCGTACTGTTCCTCTAGTTTTAATCGTTCTAACCACTGCATCAAAGAATCTTTTAGATCCCTTCATGTTATTAAAGTATGTTGTCTTATAATTAGCCGCCTCAACAGGGGTTGTGTTTAATTGCATAGATAATTTGTCTCTACCTATACCATATATCACTCCAAACGTAATTGACTTAGCTAATTGTCTAAAAAACTTGAACTGAGGATCAGATTCTTCAATATTAAACGCAATTTTAGCTGCTTCGCCGTGAAAATCTACATTTTCTTGCTTCATAAGCTCATTCATCTCGTCATTATTGACATAATACATAAATACACGCACTTCCATCTGCGAATAATCGTATGCAACCATCTTATAGCCCGGTCTAGGTACAAATAAATGTCTAATAGCAACTTGGCGAGGATCATTTTGATTAAATTTGTCCCCACCTAAGAAACTCCACGTCTTAAGGACATCATCAGTCAATTGAGTCTGAGAATTACCACCTTTACTTGAGATCAACGCGGCAACTCTATCCTTTATATCAACTTTATCACTGTCAGTTAGCTCTCTATCCTCTACATATACCACATCTCTAGGTATATTCTGTAGATTAGGGTTCCGTGATGATAATCTACCAGTCACTGTGCCCCAATTGCAGAAGTTAGTATGTAGTACAGGCATGTCTATATAAGGCTCTATGTAAGTGGCTCTGTACTTATCGAGTGTTCTATACTGTCTAATCAAACCTGCGAGTGGATTGTTAAGCTGTACTAACACTGCTTCATTCCACGCCTCTGCACCCTTACTTGTTTTAGCAGGAGAGTGTACCCCCATGCCATTAAATATAGTACCTATCTGTTTTGGACTACTTATATTGAACTCTTCCCCTGCTAATTCATATATCTGCTGTTTAAGAGCATCAATTCTGGTAACCATCTTGTCATATGCCACCTTAGCATACGCATTATTTATAGGCACTCCACGTTTTTCCATCGTGTACAATGTTTTAGTTAGATCACATTGAAACTTAAACAAGTCAGATTGCTTAGTTTCTTCTAGTTTTGCTAACCTATCAAAGTAAACTTTCCGTGTCCACTCTACATCTTTAATGCAATATGGTCCTATTACAGACGAAGGAGCTAATGAAAAGTCTTTAATCCATTTATTTTTGCGTAATACTTGTTTAGTATCTAAATCATATTGCCCTGCTTCATCACCATAACTTCTAATTATAGTATCAAGTAAACTAAGCCGATTTATAGTAGTGGGTTCAGTCATTCTAACCATTACTAATACATCAACTAAGTCCATAGTATCTACAGCAAAACCCTCATTCTCTAAAAACTTTGCATCAAACTTTACATTGTACCCTACTAAAGTCTTACATTTAGCATTTATACACTCTGCAAGGTTAGATAAATCAATCTGAGATAAATTAGGTTCATCTGATTGATGTCTAAATGGAAAGTAATATATGTCATCACTATTATTTGTAGTAGAAATCCCTATACCACACAGTTGATGCATGTCATAAGGATTTAATCCATTAGTCTCAACGTCAATAATCCATTCTGTACTAGTTGACTTATTAAATAAATCTATAGTTTTTTGAAATGTATCAGGTGTTACTATCACTAAAATTTCACTTTGACCGGGAGGACAAGTTGTGGTTATATTACCACATATTCCATTACTTATATTTGCAAATGGATTATATGCTGGTGCAGTTGGGTCGGTACATCCTACAATA